CCTATCCCCATAACCTGCACACAGGATTATTTTGTTATCAGCTTCCGTTCTACCATACACAACTAAATGACTCATACGGATTCCACCACGACCATTTGGATAATACTCTACTCGATAATGGAATTGTTTGGCTATATCCTCGATTCCGTTTTCCTTCTTAATGATTGAGGTTTCAAGTTTGCCTAAAGTGTTACCGCATAGCAAGTGTAGCTTCATAGGGTGGATAGAGCATAGTAGGATAAACTTAAGACCAATTCCAATCGTTGTCTTACCTGCTGCAGTTTGTCCTTCTAACACTTCCGTATCAACGCCTTCTATATCCAACCTCGAAACGAAATCCTTAAACGTATCGGATAGAACTATCATTTCTTACCTAGTATCTCTTTCGCAACGTCTGCAGCAGTTACTACCTTTGCGTTTGCTTCTACGTTTGCATTTACGTTCACTGCATCGGCTGGTTTCTCACCGATCAATGCTAAAGCCAATTCTGCAAGTTTAGGGTTTCCGTCTATGGATGCTCCCCTAAAGATAGAAGCAATAAGAGCAGTTTGCATTGTTGCGTTCTTTTCCTTAAGCAAGAAACCTAAGCCACTTTCCTCTAGAGCCTTTTGAAATTCTGGTGACAATTCAATAGGCGTTTCTAGTAGGTCAAGCATTTCTTGCCTTGCTGCTTTCTTCCTTCTTCTAGCTTCCCCAGAGGCAATTCCACCCATGCGTGTGATACGCTTCTGTTCTTCTTTTGTTCTCTCGCTGAAGGGAATTAGGTTTTTTGTGCCAGCGTGTTCTTCTTTTTCGCTCATATAAAATTACCTCCTTTTAGTATTGTTTAGTATAGTTTACGTTAAGATAAACATTAAGATATACGTTTAGATAAGTATTATTTACGTTAAGATAAATGTTATATTTCGTATAGTTTACTTAAGGATTCCTTAAGGATACATTAAGCATACGTTTAAATACGTTTAATTTACGTTATATTTACGTTTAGAATAAGTAAGATATAATTAAGCATACGCTAAGAAATAATTAAATATACGTTAAAATAAGTAAGCATAAGTATAGATAAGTATAGATACGTATAGAATAATATATACTAGTATTATTTCTTAAGCACGCGTGTACGCTATGTGCGTATGTGTGAAAGTAATGTGCTTAATGAGATGGGCTAATAGAAACAAGGAGATGCACGCTAAAAGTTTTATTGAGAGTTAAGAGATGCGTGCGACTACTAACCCACCTCAGTAAGAACACTACTACAGTAATAAACTTAATAAGGCAGACTATATTATCTATGAGCAAATAAGAAGAAATAAAAACGTCTATGGAAAAAGGCGGGGTTATGTTGAAATTAAGTTTAATATAGTCCGCTTTATTAAATTTACTACTCGGATAAAGAAAAAAGAGCAGTGAGGTGATAACTGCCCTTAATTCTTATCGCAATATGTGTATTATTCAAGAAAGGATTTATGAATATGACCACTTATACTATAACATAGTAATTATCGTTCATTTCGTTCATTTTATGTTTTTTAGATATATTTTGTATATCTGTGCTAAACTTGTTAATCCCCTACCATTCGCAACGTCAACCGTATCGTAAGCAATGTTATACTTTTCGCATATCTGAGAACGTGCTAGGTCATTCACATATAACTCCACTACTACTTTGCTGTATAGGTCATTCGGAATCAAACCAATGAAATCATATATCATTTTGTTGTTCTCAACTAGGCTCTTCTTTAATAGATCCCTTTTCGTGTACCGCTTCATCTGGTCCTCTTCCATTTGTAGCTTCTTGATTGCTCTATTCTCTACCGTATTTTCAATAAGCCCGTTGTCATATCCCTTCCCTATGGAATCGTAGGAATCCCCACCAACAAAGCTACGCCTATAGCATTCTATCATTTCCGTTTCCTTAATGATTTCCGTTTCTAGATTATATAGTTCTAGATTCGCATATCGTACCTTCTTTAGTAGCCTTCTTATTTCGTCCTTCAATCCTGCAATACTCATTTCCGTAAGCTCACTTAATAGTACCTTATTGTTGGAGCAAATATAGGCAGTGAATCGGTTTAATAATCCGCTCTTTTGAAATGCAGTGAGCTCATACATTTGGTCTAATCTCATTAGCTCTTCCACCTCTTAAATAATTTCTTAACCTCTTTTAGCATATCCGTAAAGCTGCAACCACAATAAAGATTCTTACCTCCTTCAGGCGTGTAGAACACATAGTTCATACCATCAGAACAAAGGTAGTATTCCTTATCCAGTGTGAACGTCCATATCTCTATCATTACGCCTTTACGGTTAGAGGATTCTCTTTGCTTGTATTCGGATTCTTTGCAGTCGAATCCATATTCATAACTTAACTCTTCTATTGGCTTCATTCAATGACCTCTTTAATGAATAGGTTTTGCTTAAGCTCTGGATTCTTTTCTAAATAATCACTTGCTTGCTTGTGTGTCGAAAAGTATGTTACTAGCGTTCCAATCGTGGTTAGCTTGTAGCCTTTCTTCTCTTTGATTAAGCCTGTTCCTTTGCCATCCGTTAGCACATACGAAATAACTGGTCTATCGATTAAGTATTCTATGTACCTGTAGTTGACTATGTTAGCGGATATGAGTCTATCCCTTTTTTGGAACTCTGGTGTTGGTCTATCCATTTCGGATCTAATTGCTAATAACATTATTCTTCCACCTCAATCTTTCCCAATTCTTCATTTATCTTTTCAATCATCTTCTTGCATTTGTTCATTTCTTCTCCTGCAAGTAATAAAATTTCTTCTTTTCTAAAAGATAATGTAAAGAACGTTCTTTCTTCGTTTATTTCAAGTTTAAATATTGCCTTATCTAATTCTACAGGCTTTAAACATAAACTCATAAAACAACAAAATCCACCCTCTAAAGAATGCTTTGTAAAAGTTAAATCGTGATAATAATACTTATCATATTCACTGTTACCAAAACTTTCTGATTGTTCCTCTAAATCATATAATGAATAACAATCATATTCTTCGAATACCTTTGCGATTTCCTCAATTACTTTTCTCATTTTGCTTTCACCTCTGCCATTTTTTCAAGTTCTTCTTTTGTTAAGTTACTCATTTTAACACCTCAAATTAACCATTTAAACCTAGTCCCTATATGTGTTAATACATACAATGGTTGAAATCTCCACCCATATTCGTTTTCAAAAACAACAACTGACCTGTCATCTTTTACCAATGTAAAAATTTCATCATTAGGTTTTTTCTTTAGAATTTTATCTTTGTTTCTTTGTTTATCAATAACTTGCATACCAAGTTTTAAATCCAATTTGTCTAATACATCATTTACTGTTATCATTCTTCCACCTCTTTAATCTCTATATAATATCCTAATTGCTCCCATTTTTTAGCCAATTTTTCGGCTTCTTCTTTGGTATCTACTATTTTATAACCCCAAGTGCTACAACCTTTTAATTTACGCTTTTTAGGGCTATCAGAAGTTCTTAAAACTTTATATTTCATTCTAGCACCTCTTTTAATGTGTCAAATTCATCTTGGGTAAGTCTAAACTTTTCTATTGTTCTTTTATTATATTGGTATAAACTATCTTCATATTCATCTATACAAATTTTTAATTCACATACATCTACTTTTTTATTCTTAATAATCTCTAAAGCCTTTAGGGATTTTTCAATAGTTGCCAACTCATCAGGTAAATCAACCAAACAATAATTATACCCTAAAAAATTTTTTACTTGTTTTAACGCTTCTAGTCCTGTCATTCTTCCACCTCACTAAACACACACTCTAATTCAAAAATTTGTAATTCCTTATCATTTAATATCTTTACTTTCTTTTTGGCTTCCTTTTGGGCTTTTTCTTGTGTTTTTGCTTTTAATTCGTAACAATCAGATACAGTTGTTCCACCCCCAAAGTATGTTTTAATTCTTGCATAAAATTTTATTTTTTTACTCATTCTCCCACCCTCTCTAAATGTAAGTCATTGAAAAATTGCTTGTCAGTACTACATCTTCCTAATAAGTTAAAAATTATTGTTTTTGTAGCCCTAGCCCTAATAAAAACAAATTCTTTTTCACTAACAGCGTAATACTCTAGCAAATAACGACTACCATTCAGCAAAACTTCCATTCTTGTTTGTTCTTTTTCCTTAAACTCCAAATCTTCCCATTTAAGATACTTCTTTGGCTCTTGTGCCTTTAGTAAGGCTTGTTTGATAGTTTCTAAATCTTCTACCATACCGATAACACTATCGCAATCAGTATGTTCTTCATCATCGATACCAAAATCTAATTTGCCTTTAATGTTATTCAAACATAAAGTATTATCTATTCTTTCTAAACACTCCAACGCTTCACTAGGGTTAGCATTGTCAATTGCTTCTAAACGCTGTAGGGCTTGTTTGATAGTGGTTTCTAAAGTGTTCTTAAACTTCCAAAATATTTGTTTTTCATAACCTTTAGCATATTCTTTTGGATGTTCTAAACAATATGTCATCTCATTTAAAAATTGTTCTAGCCATTCCAACGCTTCACTAGGCTCGGCATTGTCGATTGCTTCTAGGCGTTGTAGGGCTGATTTAACGGTTATAATTCTTTCACTGTTCATATCAACCTCACAACCACTAACTGCACTCAATATTCCTAATATATCTCTAAATGCTTCTATATATTCTTTACTCATTCTTCTTCTAACCTCTTTTCTATTTTTGCTTTTATTCCCTCTAGGGATTTTATTCTTGACTGCTCAAAGGTGATACCCTGTTCAAGCTGTATCTCTTTGTAGTGTTCGAGTTTTAACTTATGCACTTGGATGCTTCTACTTATTTCAAAGTACAAGTCTATTATCTCACTCTTTGTTAGTTCTAGGTTCATACGATTACCTCCTACAAGAAATCAAATATAGTTGTGATTCCCTGTTTTTTAAGTTTCTTTTCAGTTTCACTTGTTCCATTAATAAGGTCAATTGCCTTACTATAAAATTCCTTTTCAATTTCAAAACCATAAGAATGTCTCTTAAGGTTTCTTGCAGCTATAAGTGTGCTTCCACTACCTGCACATGGATCAATTACTACATCGCCCTCATCAGTAAAGATTTCAATTAGTCTTTCAAGTAGTGGAACTGGCTTTTGTGTAGGGTGTATCTTCTCTGTCTTGGAATCCTTAACCCATTCCATCCAGTTGAATACCATTTTTCCGTTATTTCTAAATTTTGGAAGTTTATCCCTATAAAGTACCACTGCATACTCTGTAGCACCTACAATCTTCATATTTGCTTTTAAAACTTGGGCTGAAAAGTTCTTTATAAAAATCAAAGGATAACTTTTTACAAGTCCATGCTTTTTCCCCTCTTCAATAACCATATTCATTTGCTCAAAGGCACAGAACACTATCATTGCTGGAGCTGTATTTGGAGTCTTAGGCTCTTTGTTAAGATACCTTGTGCAAAAGTCAAAGAAGTTCCCTATATTAAAATTTTCATCTGTTTTAAAGAATGTCTTCCCTGCTAGTTTGCTTTCTCCATTTTTGTTATCTCCATCTTCATACCACATAGGATTTGAAGCATAAGCATTATTCCCTAAATTGTATGGAATATCTGCAATGATTAACTGTGCATGAGGTATGTTATATCTCTTTGCATTTTCAAAGTGGTCATTGTAAAGTTCACATTTAACCTTACTTGTAAAAGTTTGCCCATTATATTCTTTTGTTAAATAAACATCATTTAAACTGTTTTCTACCCCCCCCCCAACTGATTAGGGGACTTATTAATATCTACCATCATTCTTCTCCTAAATAATCTTCTATTGTATATTGTGGTTTAAACCTAATGTATCTTTCCTCTAACAAGAAGCGTGGTTTCTTGCTCACACGATGATATTGTTTACCATTTAGAATTGGTATAGAGGGTTTTTCCTTTCTGTTATTTTTTATATTTTTTTACATAACTAGCCACGCTCTAGTGTATGCCTAGTAAGTGATACAAGCGTATATCGTTACAGCAATTAAGCCTATAATGTACAACGCTACAAGTATTATTATTGCTACTTCCTCTTTCATACGGTTGCCCTTTCTCTTACGCAACGCTTGACCTTTGGCAACCACTCGTTGTTAATGAAGTCCAACACCTCTTGGCTTGGCTTGCTATCGTGGTTTCCGTACGCCTGCAGTACCTTAAATTGTTTTAGATCTAATTGTATCGTCACATAAGGCACGTTCACACTATCAGCTTTACGCAAAAAACAAATTAGGCTTTCCCCTTCCGCTTGCTTCTTGTCATAATTCATTTTGCCTACACAATGGTTTAACTTACTGCCTTCTTCGATTAAGTCCATTTTTGACTTTGCATTGATAACCTCGTATGATTTACCGCTCAACTCGCAAAAACTAAATTTAAGGGCAATTTTAAGCATTTTAGAGGTGATTTCCTTCGATTCCTTCTCTTGCTTCTTACGTTCTTCTTCCCTTTTCCATTCTGCGTATTGAGTTACATAATCATCATGATACTTCATGAACTCTTTAGGGAATAGCACTTTCGTATCGTTAAAGTCCAACTGCAACCACCTACACGCAGTCAAGTAATCGAAATAAGAATACCTGCCTATGCCATTGTCCTCTAGGTATGCCACCATCTTCTCTTGGGTAGTGTACTTTAAGGTGTATGCGTATATCGATTTGTTTGAGGTTGATAATTCCTTTCCGCATTCGATTCGATACATTAGGCTATTGTAGTAGTTGGATACACTATTATTCGGATTCTTCTTGAAGGAATTAAAGACTGTCTGGAACGCTAACCCTTCACAATCTTCGTAGTTTCGATATAACCATTTACGAAATGCTTTGTTAGTAGTTACGGTTTGCCTTGCTTTCTCGTTTTCAATGAATCTGTAAAGCCCTAGCTTCATTAAGGTTTCCACAATCGGCTCTTTACGGTATAGTTTGATATAGTCAATCAAAGCAATATATCCGTTGTCCTTAAATCCCATATACCTTAGACTCAAATCATGTGCTATAATGTCCTCTATGCTATTAAGTTCTAGCGTTGTATATCCCATTTTCTTATCGAAATAAGTATCCATTACATACCACTCATTGTTAGGCTCGAACGTTTGATAATAAGAACGCTTCTTTTGCCAAATAACATGGCACCCTCTAGCCATTCCGTATTCGCAGTAATACATATCACGAATAATGGTAGGGTACGTTTCGAAATCTCTACGCACCTCTTTAATTTCCATATAGGGTATTCCCTGTTTGACTCCAGTGCGGATTCCGTAAGTATGCTTAACGAACTGCTTTAGGTTGTTATCGTATGCAGTGTAGGATACGAATTTATAAAACTTGCCCTTCACATATTCAAATATCTTGTTCTCTAGCGTTATTGGATAATCTACCCATTCGACTACAGGATTGTAGTCCTCTTGGCTCTGAGCTAATACAAACTCGATTTCTCTTTCTTGTTCCATTTCTTCACCTCATAATACACAAAAATAAATACGTCTTTCCCTTTTCCGTAGGGAAGTAGCTTAAGGAATGTTTTCATCTCTGGAACGCTCCTATTATTCTTAATCATGTTGTAAATATTATCGAAAAGAGTGCTACGCTCAACCTCAACAACCTCACCCTGCATAATGTCTATGCAACTGTTACCCAATAGGCTGATGGCTCTCAAAGTTTCTTGTTCCACACCTAACACCTCACTCTAATATGTCTTGTAGTATGCTTATTGCTATTCGTAATGCGTGTAGATCTTTTTCAAATACTTCATCATGATATGGATTTTTAAGCATATAAATTGCTTCTTCCTTTAAGGATTCCAACTGCTTGAATAATTCCTCCGTTGTTGGCATCAGCGTATCGGCATACTTGTTATAGTCTATTTTCTTCATTTCTCTTTCCTCTTAGTACACTATAAATCGAACAAACTAATTTGCTCAAAACCTCTTTGCTCTGGTTCTTCCTTCTTCTTTGGCTTAGGCTTAGCTTCCACCTTTGGCTTTTTTTCTTCCTTTGTGTTACTTGCAGTGCTTACGGTATAGCCACCACTTACCTGTTCTTGTTCTATCTCATCCTCCTCAAAGTAATGTATAGCCATACCATAGATTTCTTCATCCGTGCCAACGTAGCATTGACCGATTGCCTTCGACCTTACCTGCCCTGCAATGTATGCAATGCAATCTCTTATATTCTTGCTTCCGTTTAGGATTTTGTTCGTTAGTTCATCACTCGCATTTTGTATTATGTAATCTTTAATCTTAATCTCTGCTGGTTTTTCTGCAGTAAGTTTCGTTTCTAATCTACTCATAACCGCTCTAAAATCCTTTCTAATCGTTTTTTTTACTTCGGCTTTGGTATTTTCTACCACTTTGTTCCAAAAGGCTAATACAAACCTTAATTTCTTCTTTAAATTCAATTTCTTTATTTCCCATATTCTTCCACCTCTTCCTCATAATCTTCGGTCACCATATCCATATAATAGTTTTCACTACTGCTAAATTCTTCTTCGCATTCCTTTGCATACCTGCCATTCCTTAAACAATCCAAGCAAAAGAACTGATACAGTACCACGCCTTCCCTGCCACAACCTAAACACTTATTCTTTTCCATCTGCAAGCACCTCGTTCGCAACGGATAAGTACGCTATGATAGGTTTAAGGCGTTTATTTAACACTTTTATTCTTGCTTGGTAATCATTAAGAGCATGCTCTAGCAACTTGCAAAAATCGGCTAATTCCTCCTTGCTACACTTGCTAGGGTCTTTAGGTAATAGGTACCCCTTCTTATCACTATAGGATATGACTGGGTAATACATTGCCAGCTCACTTACTAACGCTCTTACTGTTCTATCGCTGCAGTGTAGTATATCCATTAGTTGTTCTTTGGTCTTTCTTCCTGTTCCTAGTAATTCAATTAAAGGGGAATTATACTTTGCCTTGTTGGCTTTGGTCTGTTTAATATTCTTGCAATCCATAATAATTTATTTCCTTTCTATTTTTCTTCACATTCTTGTTCGTGCTGATATAGACCATTCCTTCTTTGGTTTCTACGGTCATATTCTTGTAGATTCTCTTTAGTTTGGAAATTAGATCCATTCTATCAACACTCTTTCTAGATACTGCACAATTTCCAAATTTATCTAAATTACGCAGTATCCACGTTGGTACATATTCATTCAACATTCTTACACCTCAATTTGTAGTAATCTTTCTTCTTTATTTTCTAATACTTGTTGTTTAAGCTCACCACTGATAAAAGCAATCGTAAGCCTATCTAGGTATTCTTGGTAATCCTTTTTAAATGGTTTTCCTATGCAGTAACCGATACAACTATTCCCAAAGCTATCCGTTTCTATATCGTAAAAGTTGAATCGCTTTACAAACGGATATAGACTAGGTTCTTCCTTCAACACTTGGCTTAAGAAAAATTCTTGGCTCTTGCATCTGGAATGTATGTCTAATACCTTACTCCACGCTTCATTAGGGGTATAGGCTCTTGGAATAAGGTTTAATAGGTCGGTAGGGCTTTGAGGTGGGAAGGTATTGCTTTTACAATATTTCTTTAATATCTCTTGCATACCATTAAATTCTATTTCCTCAAAAGCCTCATACCATACACCTAACATAAAGGAATCGCTGATATTAAATTCCCACTTTGGATAATAGGATTTAATGTACTTTAGTAAGTACCCTAATTCTTGTTGTGTCATTTTGCTCCCCTCCACACTCTCCAGAACTCTTCATCCGAAATACTATTTAAAATATTTTCTTCTTGCTTTTTAATTCCACTCTTAGAACTGCAGTAATTTAACCATTTACTACCATTGTCTAGAAATTCTGGTAAAGCGTTGCTTTGTTTTAGGAACTCTTCTAAAGTCCAAACGTAGTTAAAGTAGTAGCTTTCATCATTACCTATAACTGCATAACGCTCTATTGCTAGGGTTATGTCATTCCAACCATAAAGGGATAAAGCCTTATTTATTGCCTTTTCCATACTAGGGGTTATTGCCTTATGAGTAGGCATTTTGAATTTTTCAGTCCTGTATTGTTTGGATTTATCGTTCCAATACCGTAAGGTTTGGGACAATATGTTATCGTTAGATAACTTATATTCTTTTATATTATCGTTAGATAATACATTATCATTAACATTTACATTAACATTATCATTTACATTAACATTAACACTACTGATTTCAGTTTTCGTTTTAACTGATTTCAGTTTGATTTCAGTTTGATTACTGTTTTCGTTTAACTCTTTATTGTTATTCGGATTCTGATTTCTTGCTGATTTAATACGCTCTACCTTTTCCTCATACTTCTTTAAATCTCTCTTTAAGGTTTCCATTGCCATCTTACAAGCTAACCTTATTGCTTGGTCATCTGGAAATGGTGGGTTAGTATCATTGGTGTAATCTAATACCCACCTAAGCCATTGACCTAGTTGGGCATCAGATAGATCATCTAGAAAACTTTTCCATCCAGTGTAAATGACAAAGCTCTTTTTGCCCTGTGCCATACGCTACCTCCTAGAATGGAAGGTCATCATCCGAAATGTTAATGTCTTGGTTGTATTGTTGTTGTGTTGGCTGCTGGTAGTTTGGAGCTGCTTGATATACTGGTTGTTTTACGCTCTTCTTCACATAACGCTTTGGTAGGTCAACCTTACCTTCTCTATATGCTTGAACGCTTCTAAACCATCTAGGCTTAACTAGAACAATGTTAGTACCATCCTTCATAGTTTCTTCTACCTCACCGAACACACAGCAAGCAATTAAGCCGACTATTCTATTCTCGTCACCATCAAACTTAAATCTAGGGTTTGAATCCTCTAGGGCTGTAATGAATGCTTTGAATGAGGACATATACTTATCATCATAGGATACGCTATATATTCCCTGATACCACCACTTGCCATTGTTACGTTCTTTAGTGCATCTATCGAATAAGCCTCTATCCTGCCCCTCGTGTATGTCAAAGGTAACCTCTAAACGCTTGTATTCGGCTAAATCCTTCACACTGTAGATTCTTACGATTTCCGCAGTAGGCACTTCTAAACCGATAACCTTCTTAGTTGTTGCTTCGGTTGTCTTATATAAGTCTTTGTTGTAATACATACTATTTCGTTTCCTTTCTTAATACTTCGTTCTTAACATAGTCATACTCTTGTCTTACTTTGTTCCACTCATAGAAATATTGAACGATAAACTTGGATGCTCCAGAATACACGTTTAAGGTATCGAATACCTCTTGTGCCTTATCCTCGTCCTCGTCGCATTCAATTTCACACATTAACTCACCATCATAATAAACGTCCACATAGAACTTATGCTTCCAAAATATTTCCTTAAAATCCATTATGCCTGTACCTCTTCTTTCTTATCTAGCTCGTAGTATTCACGAATCGCATTGTTTACGACCTGTAAATCGTTCTCTATATCTTCTGATTCGAACATATCTTCTGGTGATTTAGCACAACCGCTATTGTTGGTCTTAAAGATATGCTTACCATCCTGCATCATACAACGTAGAACGATTGTAAACATTCCTTCAACGCATACCTTATCATCAAGTAACTTGCCTAAAGTTTTAGGCTTAACATATCCAGTAGTATCGTTTACTTCCTCGTGCATTACAAAGTAAACTATTTTATCCTTAGGTAACTGCTCTTTGCAAAACTTAATCACATTAAATAGCTTTAAAGCCATTTCGTTATACTTGTCATATCCCTTTTCAAATGTTCTAGCCATGAACTCGTTTGTCATTAAATAGCCAAAATCATCTACTACAATCGTGTTGCCTGTCCATTTACTAGCATAGGCACAAATTAAATCTTCACTTGGACGTGTTACTCCGTTCTTGTCCTTTAGTGGATGCGATACGTCAACTACCTTCTTTCCGTTTAGTCTAAAAGGCATTTCCTTTGAGGTACACTGTAGTACCAACACCTCTTTACTATCTAAAGTCTTAATACTTCTTGATTTACCTGTTCCAGATTGACCTAGAACTAATACACATACTGCCATTCTTACATTCCTTCCTTTCCTTCAACATTTTCTTTGTAGAACTTGCAATACTTACATACTGGACACCAGTCCAAACACTTCTTATGTTCCCCTGTTCTCTTCTCTATGGTAAAGACTGCACCCTTTGGTTGCCTTCCTACCCACTCGGAAGCCTCTTCCATTTTCTTAAACACTCTAGTTGCTTTGGTTGGTTTAGATCCGTTTGACTTCATTTGATAGATTGCATAACTATCCCCACTATACCAAGTCTTTTCATCCCCACAGTAACCTAGCTCGGAATCCTCTTTATCCTCTAGTGCAATGTAGGAATCAAACCACTCATTGATATACTGCTTTATCTCTTCCCTTTCCTGCTCGGTTGGGTAGAACTCATAGCAATACCAAGCCGCTTCTGGATAAGAATTATCACCGTTTCTTCTTGCTAATCTTAATTCCTTTCTACTCCAATCCTTCATAAAGCACCAAAATTCGACCTTATTTACCTTATAATTCGATTTTTCAAGTAAATAGGTATAAATCATTGCTTGTCTATGCCAATCGTCAAAATCGGCAAATTTTACCTTCCATACCGTACCTGTTTTCCAATCAATAAGTTTGTGGTTAATGCTATCGTACACGTCGCACACACCACTTAAGTAATATCCATCTTTGATTTCTTCTTTGAACTTGATTTCGGCTAGTGTGTTCTCGGCTCTATACTTTTCAAGCCAACTATGCGTTACTGTTCCGAATAAGGTTGCAGTAGCTTCGCACACGTCTTGTTCAAGCTCGTTTTCGTGCCTACGATATAACTGTGCATACTGTGGAGCATTGTTAAGGGTTGTTGCTCCAAACGATTTTGGTGTAGAATTATATTGTAAGGATTCGATTAAATTTACTAATGCTGCTGGAGCATTATACTTGTTAGTTAGTTTCACTATTCCACCTCTTAATTTCTTCTTTTGCATCTAGACCAAAGGCTTTGAACACTGCATCACGATAGACCTTTTTTAAATCCATCAAAACGACTCCGTTGTATCTTGTCTTTGCTAGATGGCTCACTTTGCTTGCTTTCGTTTTGCCTATATTGAAATACTGCATTATGTCTGCGTTACTCCAGATAGGTTTTTTTAACAAATTGACCATATTCTTTACCTCTACTTTCTCAATTTGCGAACGTTACTTCAAAAAAATTTCATCCATTGTAACGGATGGTAGTTTCTCTTTGATAACGTTTAAAAACATAACCATTTCGGAATATTTAAACTCTTGTGTTCCGTTCTCTTTGTTCGCATAAGATTTTTTATTGATTCCTAATGCTGCAGCCATTTCATCTTGGCTATATCCAATCATTACACGATAACCTTTAATCTTATTGTACTGCTCCATTTTTATACCTCCTTCCATTCGATTTGGTATTCACTATAGTATCTCTTAATTCCTTTTACAATACGTTGAATATCTGCAAGTGTGCTTTGACCTGCGTTAATCCAACCACTGTATGCTCTAGGCTGTCCTTGTGTGTAAAATACTATTCTATACTGTTTCATATTTCTTCCTCCTATCATTTTTTCTCATTTTGCGAATTTCTACCTATATTTTACCACATTTGAGAACGTTGTCAACCTTTTTAAGCAATATTTTTCGCTTTTTGAGAATATTCATTTTTTTAAAATTTTTTTAGTATATAATCTATTCGGAAAGGAGTGAATCGCATGAATAGGCTTAAAGAATTGCGAAATGAAAGAGGCTTAGCACTTAAATCTGTGCAATCTGATACTGGAATTACCTCGTCTGTCTTATCTTACATTGAGAATGGTAGAAGACCTTTCACTCAAAATACACTTGAAATATTATGTAAATACTTTAATGTATCCACCGATTATATGTTAGGTAAAAGTGATATAAGAAACCCAGAACAAGTTAAGAAGGAAGTTGTGGTTATGGATTCGGATGGAACAATAACCAAAATGAAATACTTAATGGATGCGACTAAAGATTTTACTACGGAGGATATGGATAAAATATTCGAATATATCGATTTTTTAAAGCAAAGGAAAACAAACACTAAGGGGAGTGAGAAAAATGAAAAATAGGGCATTATTACTCGCATTACAAAACGAAATATTTACTTTGGAAGAGTTTGCTGAGCGTGTTGGAATAACCCAAGACCAAGCAACTAAACTATTCTATGAACATGCTGGGGTTACCTTCGACACAATCAATAAGTGTTGTCTATACTTTAACGTGAGCGTTCCTTACTTCTGCTGCGAAATAGAGCAAGTATGAGCGTACATAAGTTTACGGATGGAAGGAAGGGCTGGTACTTTAGCGTAAGGATCAGTGGAAAGCAATACAAGAAAGAGCGTTACAAAAATAAAAAAATGGCTTCCAAGATAGAAGCACAACAAGCGGAACAGGATTTCATACGCTCAATGTCTAACCCAGAAGCCGATACCGTAACCATTTATGAATTATTTGAAGAATTTATCAGCACAAATAAAGGTACGTTCAAAGAAACAACGCTACACAACTATGACAAATTTAGAAGGAACAAGCTAACCCTTATTCCAGATAAAAGAATCTTAGACCTAACACACATAGATATACTAGCGTGGAGGAATAGGCTAATTAACAAGAAGAACTCACTTGAATACAATAAAAGGCTGCTAAACATAGCTAAGCAATTATTGGAATACGGAAGCATAGTGTATAACATACCTAGCAACCTACAAAAACCCCTTTTAATCAATTTAAAGGATTACAGTGTAAAAGTAATCAGCCAAAAAGAGAAATGGCTAAAAAAGGAAGAATTTGAACGTTTGGTAGGGAATCTATGCAAAGAGGACACTATTCATTTCTACTACTACACCGTTCTTACCTTACTATACAATACTGGGTTAAGAATAGGTGAACTTGCAGCCTTAACGGAATCGGATATTAAGGACAACTATATCCAAGTGAACAAAGGCTATGAGCGTGTAGAAGGTAGGGATATAATCGCTTCACCCAAGAACAACAATTCGATTCGGAACGTGTACATATCGGAATCCTTACAAGCGTTGCTAAAGGAATACATTGAACGCATCAAGCCAAAGGGTACGCTATTCCATTTGGAAACGGAATACTTAAACCAACAACGCCTAAGGGAAGTGTTGCACAAGTTAGCCAAAGGGGTAGGGTTAAACGAAACGCACGAAATCAAGCTGCACAACCTAAGGCATTCCCACGCTTCGAACTTAAGGCTCTATGGCTGGAATGAGTATGAAATCGCTCAAAGGTTAGGCAACACGCCTACCATTTCAAGCCAAGTTTACATTCATGCAGATACGAATGTTTTAATTGAAAAAAGTATGAAAATTTAAAAAATGTTACGATTTTGTTACGATTTTAAGTGGATAAAAAAGAAAAATGGCTTACCTACGCCATTTTTTTGTTCCACTGGTGGACCTGAGGGGATTATCGACAGCTTTCGACCATTTCGACACGTTACGATTTGTTACGGTATATTTCATACCTCGCATTTTCCCTTATATTATATATAGGTATATATGGTTTCATTTCGTTTCGATTTTTTGTTACGAATTTGTTACGGTATTATGCATAAAAGAAAAGGACTTCTTTAGACCAAATATTATAATTTGATTCTCAAGAAATCCCTTCGAAATATTATAAACCATTAATTTATAATAGATCCAGCAAATTTATTATACAAAAAAAATACAAAAAAAGAAAGCGTAAATACAAAAACAAAAAAAGGGGAGCAATTACGCTCCCTTTTCTTCTTCCTTCGTATCGGCTTCCTCTAGGCGTTGAATCCATATAGTAAGGTTATCCTTCTTGTTTGGCTCTTTCCAAAAGAAATACTGCTTAAGGATTCTATTTCGATTCACATACGGAATTACCTCTTCATCGTTGATTGTCTGGAATGCTTTAGTTACTCCGGTAAAGAACTGCCACATAAGGAATACTAAATCCATTAGCATACTGATCCAGATGGCTAGTGCATCATATTCGCTTAGTTTGTTAAATCCAGTTGCGTTCCAAATCGATTGAGTAAGTAGTAGTGTTACTATTCCAGTACCCATACTAATTGCGATTGCAGTTTTAGTCTTACTAGTGAGCTGCCACTTATTTTCTTTGCTACTAGAGATAGGCATATCGAATACGCTTGGATTCACTTGTTCGTAGTGCTTTACGTTTAGCACGTTGATATTCTTGTTAATCCATTCATCCTCTAACTCGTGTTCCAATTCCTTACGCACGATACAATATTTATTCAATTTTCTTTCTTCTTCTTTATCATCATCAAAGTATAAAGCCTTATCGATTGGCTTTGCCTTTTTTTCTAATTTTACTAATTTCTTTTTAATTTGATTCTTCCAAGCCTCTACCTTAATGCTTGGATTCAATATAGTTTCAATGTAGTAAGGGAAATCGTTGCCCTTTAATTTCATGAATTTTTCGTTAATTTGTTTTTGAGTAACAAGGTTTCTATTCGTTTTTCTTGCCACGTCTAAAAATGTTAATAGTGCAACCGATTTGATTGCTAGAAATAAAATTACTTTAGTTGATACCTTTACCCAGAATGCTGGGATTGTTAAATTGTCTGCGTTCCACGATAACGTTGCAAAATTGAAGCACCCCTCGAATGCGAATATTGCAACCATAATAATGACCGCCACCATATTTTTAATGATAGCGGTCTTATGGAACAAGACTTTATCGATTAAGTCTTGTGTTGTATTCATAGTTTAATTAAACTACTCCTTTTCTCTTCTCTTTCTCTTTGTCAAGTTTCGCAGCTTGCCTAATTTCCCATTCTGCATCAATGAACTTAATGAATAGGTTATTCCAAAGAATACCAACTAGAAAGAAAATTAAGCAGTATTTAGCAGTTCCAAACGCCAAGCTAATGTCATCCTTTACTGCGAACAAAGCGTATAGTGCAATACCTAAAGGAAGGCAATCGAATAAGCACTCTAAACCAAACCTAAAGCGTTGTTCATTTACCGATACCTTTGGTAACTTGGTTACTGCTTTCTTAAAGAAAACGTAGGCAGCCAATCCAAAGACAACGAACACCACCAAGCCAAAGCCTGTCAATCTTGTTGCGGTCGATTCGGCTTTGCTAAATATGTTGTATTTAATCATAATAGTAATGATCGGAGCTAAAACGATTAAGCCAAAGTATGCAGTGTAACATAATGCAGTTACCGTCCACATTAGCTTCTTGCTCCAATTCTGTATGTTTTGAAAGAACATGAGGTTATCCCTCCTTTTCTAATTCAAGCCTTCTAAAGCTGATTCTTCTGTTGTGATTTCTTCTGCATCCTCTAGTTTAGAGTTTTCTGCTGCGGCTACTGCTGCGATTTGCTTCATTGCCTCTAAACGCTTCTCAGTGTTTACGTTTGAGTTTTCGATAATCTTGTTTTCCATATCGTTAATTGCCGCTTGGAACTTCTCGATTACCTCTTGCAATCTTGCATCACTTTCTTTTTGCTCTTTAATTGCGTTTAGTTTGGTACGAATGATGCCGATAACCAAAACGAATAACGAAACGCCATAAGCACCAAGAAAAGAAATGATAGTTGTATATACTGCTCCTGCGTGTTCTGCTAACCAATTTGCTAAAGATTCCATTATATTAAGCCTCCTATTTGTTGTTTTCTAATTTCAAATCTACTAGTGTTCTATTCGTAGTATATGCTTGTTTCAAAGCGTTATGTTTAACAACTAAATCGTTGTATTTATTTGTCAAATTTTCGACCTTTTCACATAAGGCTTTGTAATCTTTGAAGAATTCATCTAAAGTGTAATTATCGTATAATTTCACGCTTCTCAATTCAATGTCCGCATATATGTTGCGCGCTTTGTTAATGCAAACGTGTACTAAATTTCCTGTTATTTTTCCCATTATATACCTCCTAAGGTTAACCAAAAAAGGGGATTTTACTCCCCTTAATCCATTTTTAATATCCTCTTTGCAGTAGCCTTACACTCTTCACAATAGGAATTGTAGTTTGCAAATTCAGTAGGCTTTGTATCACGCTGTCTATGTATAGCCAATTCTTGTGAAACAGTGTAACGTTGTCTAATAAGTTCCTCTACAAGTTCAGGATAAAGTTTATCTTGCTTGTTAAATTTAATTGCAAGTTGAATTTTCTTGTTATCCATTATGCTTTCACCTCTTCAATTAAGTAGTCAATTTCACTAGGTACTGCTTGCTCGTAAGTGTTGTTAAATGTAAGAGTGCCATTTGGCTCTACCTCTATAATATTATCTTCTATATATTCGCTTATGTCGGTTTCAACAGGTGTTGCTAGTTCGTAATATAGATATACACCACTCATAGCAGTTTTAAAGGTTGTTGCATCAGTGTAATTACTATCTTTAAACCCCACCTTGTTATAATGTCTATCGGCATAGAAACTTTTATCAAATACATAATTTGGATTGTAATAACCTCTACCTACAAAGTCATATTTATTACATAGCATATTTCTAACAGTCCAATCGGTAGTATCGGGAATATTTGCACCACTAATAGTTGCATAAAATATTTCATTTGTTGTGCCATAGGTATAATCTAATGTTCCTAAATCAACCCTACCTACTTTTTTAATAAACTTTTTAGCCTCAAAGTCAATGTAGTTATAGCAAGTGTCATTTACACCCCAACCATAACCATCTAACTCTTGAATATTGCTATCTATTGTTAGTGTTTCTAGTGTTGTATCGTTGCTATCTTTACTAACAACGCTAGTAACTGCACTATCTCTTATACCCTCGAAATATGGTTGAAATGGTAAAGCAGTGCTACCCTCATTAAGCATTACCTCACTAATTTCAATTTTTGTTGCTGATGAAAAATCCATACAAAAATAATCATTTATTGATGTTGGAGTAATTGTTATACTAGAATAATTCGGAAATGAACTAACTAATTGACCGTTTTGACTAACTTCATTAATGACTGCTTTAAATCTTAAATTAGAACCAATACAATTAGATGTGAATAACACTCTAAGTGTCAATGTTTTACCTATTTCATCACTTTTGAAATTTCGTCTTGAACCACTATAAAAACTGTATGGATTTTCAGCAGATATTGTATCATTAGTTATTGTAAACATTGTTGTATCGCCATAAACTGTATTTATATCAAATAAATTCTCACTCTTATAACTAGTACCCCCGATTTTGTTGATTTGGCAACCAATAGTATTTGCAGGTACGCTCTTGCTAAATGCAACATCAGTATCGCTTGATACATCTAAAGTGTGGCTTCCTAATTCCCAACGTAAGTCATTGATTGCATTGTCAGTATAATTTTTATTGACTTGCATTACTGTAGTTAAATCGCTTTGTAGAGTAGTTATATTTGTTTCTGCAGTAGTTAAATCATCTCTTAAATCGTTCAATTCGTTTGGAACGTATGTGCTATCATTGTAGAACTTAATTGTACTAAAGTTATGTAGTTCATAAATGTTGGTACTTGTTACTCCACTATTCTCTTGGAAAATTCCAAAAGGATATGTTGAAGTTGAATTCTTCATAAAGATATAACTTACATTGTTCGTTGAGTTTATGCCATAGTAAGAAATCTTACCTGTGAAGTTACCATACAATCCATCAAATACGCAACCATCAAAGGAAATAATTAGTCCGTTTTGGTTAGCGTTGTTATGCAACGACCACGCATAGAAGGAAGCCGATTTGAATGTACAATCAATGTAGGCATATCGACAACCGCTTGAACTACCAGAAGCAATAGCCGCAGAGGACACCCATCCACCACTATAGTTTCCTAAATGCTCAAAGAAGCAGTTTTTATAAATGTGCTTACTATTTGCGTATATACTAGAGTTGCCTGTTTCATCGTGAACACAATATCTACAGTTTTTGGCTTTGATATGAATGTTCTCAATGGTTGTATTTCCGTAAACCTCAATAGGGGAAACGCAAGTAGTTGTATAAATTGTGCTTACGCTATCACTTGGTAAATATTCTAAAAATACATCACCGATACCGATTAAGGAAACGTAATTCTTAATTTGAACACCTTTTCTATTATTTGCGGTTGAGGTAATACCACTCAAGAAATCACTACCGCCTAATTCAGTTAAAATGTCATAAGTACCTGCGTAAATATGAATCTCATAGCGTTTTGAAGCACTCGCATCTGTAATGCTATTTGCTGCAGCGGTAAGGCTTGTGTAATCCCCTGTTCCATCCATCTTAACGGTTACAACAGTTACGCCTAAAGCATCATCTATTGTGTCTTGTTCTGCTGCTGTTCTATATGCAGTAAGTAAGCTTGGCTTAATATGTGTGCCACTACTTAACGCTTTATTGTACGCATCTTGGTCATTGTACAAGAATGGCACAATGCCTGTAGAGGTTGTAACATATAGGCTACCACCTTCAACGCTCATAGTGAACGTGTAGTTTCCAACCGTTTCGGTTGTGTTTGATACCCTACTATATCCGTTAGAGGTTTGATACCAACAAAAATAACCATACGCATTTTTTAAGTAATATGTACCTGCTGGAAGTCTTAATCTTGCATAGGTATCAGCACTTGCGGAAGTACCTTCGCTTACTCCAATACCATTACTAGACCAATACTTTCCACTCGTTAACAATGTCATATAGTTAGGAACTTCAAGCGTAATATTTGGGTTGATAAAGTTTTCCGTTGCTAAATACTTGTTTTCGTTCGCAACTAGATTCAAATAGATATAATAAGAATCGGTAAAGATTACATTACTTGTTGTTGCAGAACAAAGTAAAATTGCTTCATCTTGGCTTGGTGTATATGCTCCATCTAGCAAGTTAGCGGTAGATTCACTAAACCGATTCCCACCAACTATGAATGAGAAATAACCCATTATATTATGGAAATAGTAAGTAGTATTTGCGGTTAGTTGCAATGAAGTATAAATGTAATATCCTGTAGCTGCAGAGATTCCTGCAGTGTTAGAATTATACCTGTAGTTATCTGTTCTAGTTAAATCGTTTATTAAGTTGTATTCTTTGGAATATACTTCAGCTAACTCCGCTTTATCGGCCTTTAAATCTAACTTGTTATCAACTTGAGCCTTTGTATATGTATCGGATTTATCGGCCTTTAAATCTAACTTGTTATCAATTTCAAGTTTAGTTACATAGGTTGCAAGTGCAGTTTCTAGTAGATTCTTATAACTTTGTAATACGTCTGTGCTATCTTGGTCGCTATCTAGTATTAAAATGTCATTGTTTACGGATACGCTCTTACGGATAGGGAATTGAATTACTGGTGTAGTCTTTTGTGTTAAGGAGGTATCCCCAGTATCCCCATATAAAAAGCGAAATCCTAATTGAACTACGCCTGCAACACTAACAACGCTAGTATGTAGGCTTGCTTTATATAATGTATAGTTAGCTTCATCACTCGATAACTGACCTTCTAGTGCGAAATAACCAACCTTCCTAGAGTTTGGTAAAACTGCAGCATAGTACACACCAAAGGAATCATACTCGCTAACTAAATCCGAAGGCACATAGCACTTAATAATGTTATAGCCAACGGAATCCTGCGTAGTTTCCTCATAGTTAATATTGGTTATTCCAAAATTTTCATCTAAAAATATTTTCATTTGTTTTACTCCTTTTCCATTTCAAAAGTAAAAGTTAATCTTTCTCGTGCGTCTTTGTAAATTGTTACGTTAGTTGTAACGGTTACTTGTAGTGTTGTAAGGCTCATTTCCAAAGGCAACAAGTAAGAGTCTGCGATTTGGTCGTCTAGTGTTTCGCTTGATGGATCATCCGTATATGTTGCGTATATGGTTGCTTCTACGCCCATACATTCGTTATTCGAATCAACGTATTTGCATTCCATAATCTCATAATTGCTCGAATTTGAGGCTTTTCGCAACGTGTCAGCACAATATTGGTCTTCCATTTCGCAATAGAATAAAACCTTATTGCTTGTTTCCATACACACACAACGCTTCCAAAGATAAATGTATCCAGCACCGTTGTAGTCGTTTGCAATAGTGTAGTGATTCTTGTCCTCAAATCTTAATTTTACATAGTAAGAATAGTTAGTATCAAAACCAAACATTTCACGCTTTTCGCATTTAATATGCACTGGTCTAGTTACTATGTTTGCTAAAGGATTCTTTGTTTTATTAAACTGGGTTTCAACTCCAATAGCCTCAGCCTTCTTGTTGTAATTCCTTACACAGTTGATAACGCATGTTTTATGTGAATTGTAATATGTTGTAACAACGCTAGATATGTACCAAGTAACGCTATTATAGGTTATCGTTTGTCTTGCGAATGGTACTGTTTCACCTGTACAATCTAGCTCTAAAGTTAATTCTGTTCGACCTATGGAATTGTTCGTAATTGCCATAGAATCGATTATTTTATCGTAATCAATATATCCAGTGTTTGCATTGTACGAACGCCCAAAAGCCTTAAATGCAGATTCATTGAGAGGCGTTTCGCTCTTTTCGTTAATGAATACTGGGTCAACGATCGCATAGTAATCAACATAGTATTGATAGGCTAAAGGATTGTTTGAAGTTGTAACTGGATACATTTTATATTTAATCGTATCGATTGCATCAGCGTAGGTAACGTATGCTCCAATGTGGTCTAGGAATGGATACCTAGTAGTATGGATTAGAATGTTCCAAATATCATCCTTATAAGTTGCGTTTAGGTTTTCTATCGTATTCCCGCCACTTGTATAGACTGCGTATTCCGTTTGTTCGGCTGCAGTAAGTAAATCCCACTCAGATTTCTCTAACAATAAATACTGCATTGAATACCTACCTGTTCCGTAAGGTATATCCTCAACGTCTTGGTCCTCATAGGTAAAGTTTTGCATAATGAACGTACCATCACCAGAACTTAACCACGCTCTAGCCATAAAGTTATTTTCATCCGAAAACCATTGACTAAACACGTTATCCCATAGGTCTTGGAATAAGTGTCCTGTTGTTCCATCCGTTTTGGTATAGGTTACGGTATGACAAAGGATTCGATATTGGTAATAGGTATCATTTAAGCCAAATCTCGTAATGTATGAAGAAGGCACTTTAATCGTACCTAGCATTTTGGTATCCTTAAACATTAAGCCAAAGTCTGTGATTTGTTCGGCTTTGCTTGGCAGCTTAAGGATTGCAGTATCTGCGTTTAGTAGGCTATCGGCAGCTCTACAAGTTAAACCGTTGACATGCGTTAAGGTTGTTCTATCAACCACGTTACTTGCTTCTGCTTCTAGATAGTATCCGTAAGTGTCCGTATCTTGTGCGAACGTTCTACTCATTACTTGATCGTTGGTATAACTAGTACCTGCATCTAGCTTTACAAACTCTAGGGATATTGTCTTACTTGCAACGTCAAAGTTAGTAACACGAACACGCTTGTTATAGTGCGTACCGATTTCAGTTAAGCAATCAAACAACGTGCTACCTGCTCCAAAGTCATATTGGATTTGGTCGTAGAACTCTAGTGAACTAAAGTTAAAATTGTAGTTATATTTGTAGGTCATTAAGGTAAGTAGTATCTCAATTTTCTTCCTATCAAACTTATTCCACCCTGTTGTACTAAAGGATTTCGTTCCTACAATAAAGCAAGAAAGCATTGCAGTACCTTCCATTACCTCAAACGTATGCAATACCTTATCCCCTGTAGGCAAAGTAGAACAAGTGGATTTACATACGAAAAATTCACCATTGATAAACAAAGGTGTATAAGGTGGAATATTATAGCTATAGGTACTTGGCATTACTGCTTCAAAACTACCCATTGCAAAAGCCTCGTCGCATCTGTCTTGGATTTCTATTTGATTCGTAAGCACATAGCTCGTTATATCCGTTTCCACGCCATCTAGCCAAACCTTAACGCTTGATACGCTAGATATTGCAGTCCTAGAGGTTTCGGTATCCGTTCCAATGTTTATGGTTTCGGTTTCTCTCGTTATTGTTCCATTTTCATCCGTTTCGGTTGAAATAACGGAAACGCTAGTGCTATCTTCCGTTTGAGTTGTGGAAGTACCACCGCCATTTTGGTTAAAAATAACAGAAAATTGATTGTACGCCATACCTAATGCCTCCTTCCTACTAATTCTTTACTATCGTTATATCCAGCCTTCTCTAGCCTTCTATTGCTCTTAATCCTATCCCATTTTTGCTCAAACGCATTATTTAGTGCAGTAGTACCAATGTTTACCCCTACCGTTGCAGCAGCAAGAAATACATTGACATACGCCATAGCTCCAATACTTACCACACTCATTACGTTATTAACGGTGTTTTGGTTTCTTGAATTACCGCTCCATTTCCCTATATTGCTAGTGGTATAGTTAAAGGCTCTACTACCTACCATTGAAGCAATAGCCAAACTCTTTTGCGCAACTTGGCTTTCCTTTGCTTCTGGTGTTTGAGGTGAAGCCTCTTTACTTGCTTGGGTAGGCGTTTTGCTTGTAGATTGCTTGGTAGGTGTTGATACACTAGTTGTGCCACCACGATCGTCCGTTATCGTTACTTTTAATTCCGCCATAGGCTATACCTCCAGTAGAACTAAATTTGCTTTAACTGTATCCCCTGCGTTAATGGTTAATGTCATATCTTGTACACGCATAGTAAAGGTTTCCGTAATATCGTTATTATTGTGTTCGATTCCTGTGTAGGTAACCGATACACTATAGGAAGAATCGCTTGTCCTTTCACTCAATAATTGAGCGTGTAGTGCGTTGCCCTTAATGAATACGAAGCCTATTGTGTAAGCAGTATTTATACTAGTACAATAGTTATTCACTGCACCACCTGCACCTAGATAGACCGTACTTTCGAAAGTATGCTTGGTGCTTGGTATAAAACTAAATACGCCCTTTAATTCATTTGCTCCTATAGTTATTACTACATCATTTGAAAAAACCAAAGAATCGGTAATTAAGAAGGTTAAATACACGCTTACCAAAGAATAGGTTACGCCATTAAAGGTATTCAATCCACTCGCATCCGTTCTATAGTTGTAGGATATTTGAATATAGTATTCTACACTATCCTCTTCATAGGTAATTACCTTTTTTGTTAAGTCCGTATGGTACTCGGTAAATACTGCTTCTATGGTTGGTATAGCTTCATTTAGTTTCTCGGTAGGGATAGCAAAATTTAGCATTGCTTGCTTGGTTTCTACAACGTATCCGTTAAGGTTACCAACCTCCCCACCGCTTATAGTCAATACTGCGTGGATTAAATCATCTTGTACGTTCTTCAAAATGTTTTCCCAATCAGTATTTTCATTGTTGTTATAGGATAGAAGATAATCCCCACCCAATGCGTTATTAAATTCAAAGCATAGTGTTTCGTATAGATTCATTCTTCATCTTCCTCCTCTTCCGTTTCATAACTCATTTGAATTGCGTTCTTTCTTGCCCATTGCTCGATTGCCCTATTTGCCCAATGATAGTTTCTATTTGCTCTACCACTAGAAAGAGTTTTAGCGTTATTTGTAAATGCTGCATAAACATTACTAGGTACGCTTCTTAAGTTAGCAGTAGCATTACCTATCATTACCACTGTATGCTTAGCTGTCATGTGTATAGGCTGGATGCTTCCCCTTAACTGACCTGTATCCACAGGACATTTATCCATAAGCATTTGGATTAAGTCATAAGCAAGTCTTACGTCCATTACATTAAACCTACCTTTAGGCTTCCAGAATAATCCCCTAAATCGTTCTTATATCGACCTTGCGTAGGATTGTCCTTATCATCCACTAGGGCTACAACTTTCTTACGAACACCCTTTAGTTTTAAAATGTCGTGCATTTGAATACTTGCCTTAGCGTTTACTCGAATCGCCATTGATACTTGATTCATTTCAAGCCCTTGTGCCATCTCGATACGTCTGCAGTCATTTTCATTCAGCAATTCAAACTTAAATATTTGTAACTGGGTATCGTTATATCCCCAGTTAATATCTTTGCTTCTATTTTCTAATGTATTTCTTCCCATACGCAACTACCTCAAAATGTAATGATTCCAAAGTATGCGTACGGTCTTTTCGCTATAAGGATTGTTTGTTTTCTCTTTGCTCGAACTTGCATCCGAATCCCCATTATCGTATAGGAATATAGCTTGTTCGACTAAAGCCTTAATTAGCCATTCATTCATTTCGATTTGGTCGGAATCCGTAACACCTGTCATTCCTTCGATTGACATATCTTCAAAGAACGCCTCACACCATTTCTTACCCCTATATCCGTCTATCATTTCGTACACGCTATCGAATACGGTTGCAAGAAAATCGTCTATTGCATCCTCTGTTTTTCTAAAGTGCGTAGTGTCTAATATTGTGTAAAGGTCATAGCCTCTTACTGCCAATTTTTCGCAAAAATCGGCTCTTGTTATTACTTCTGTATATTCCACGCTATACCTCCTCAAAAATTAAAAATAAAAGGGATAGAGCCTTTTTAACCCTATCCCATAAGTTGTCTATTATTAAGCGGTTAAAACGCCAAATGCTTTAGGGTCAGTGATTTCATAAGTATAAGCAACTCTTGCCTTACAGAAAGCACCACCTACAACATTTGCATCACCAGAGCCATCAACGATAATAGGTTCTGCCTTGAATGCTACTGGGTCAGTTGCGAAGTCTGGATGACCTGCGATTCCCCATACTGCATTGGAAGAAATAGTACCAGTAACTAAACTAGATACCTTAACGTTGAAACCTGCAATCTGTGCAATAAAGCCCTTCTTAACTAATTCTTGAGCCATATCGCTCTGTCTGATGCACTTGTTTGAAGCCATAATCTTAGCTAAACCAGTACCATTAACAACAATATATCTACCTTCCATAGGTACGCCATTGTCGGTTAAGTTACCTGCTAATGTAGTTAATGAGTCGTAAACGTCATTAGAGCTAACGGATACAATAGAGCCAGTTTTGTTATAACGTGGGTCAGTAGAGCCAAAAGCACTACCTGCATGGTTTAAACCTTGTGCTCCATTTAATAACCAAGTGATTAGGTTAGCGTTCATATCCTTTGCGATTGCATAAGCAACCTTCTCTAAAGCATCCTTCTTCTCATCATAAGAAGCAGTTGCCATATTGAAGCCATCTAGGTAAAGGGAAACAAATCTATCCTTATCGATTGTACAAGTGATATAGTTGTTTCCATCATAAGTTACGGAATTAGATCCGATAGAATTCTTGTTGTAATCTGCTACAGTTGCTTCATCAGTAACAGGTACTAATACTGCTGCTGCTCTTGCATCTCCTACATAAGATTTATTACATAATCCGTTTGCTACTAACTGTGCTCTTAACTTTGCTGCTACGATTGTTCCGTATTCTGTTTTTGGTGTAAATGTCATTTTGTATTTTCCTCTTTCTTTCTAATTTTTAAAATAAGTTTGGATTCTCTTTCTTATATCTCGCAAGCATATCCGTATCCCCTGTGCCAAGCTCGTTCGCTTCTGGATTAACGTGTTCTACTTGTTTCGATTCGAATAAATCCTTATACTTTTCGGATAAGTTCTTCAAAGTATCATCCAAGCCATCAAACGTCTTTGTTTCCTCGTTATATTTGGCATCATCCCATTTAATCTCTTTCGAAATTAGTTCTGGATGCTTACAACCTTTCGATTTTAAGAAATCAATACGCTTTCCGTTTTCTTGCTCTTGCTCATAATTTGCCTTAAATTGCTTTAATTCTTCATAGTCCTTGTACTTGTCCACATTCTCTTTGTTCGTGGATTCTAGAGCCAATTTTTCAGCTTTAAGCGTTTCGTTTTCCTTCCTTAAATTCTCAAGCTCGTTTGAGTTATTCGCTTTTGCAGTGTTAATATCCTTTCCGTTTTCTTGCATTACGGAATCGATTTGCTCGTCGCTTAAGCCTAACTCTTTTAAAAAATCTCGTTTCATTTTTTCCTCCTACGTTTTTTACGGGTTGTACTTCCCTATGATTTTGAATGATTCTTGATTTTGACTATTTCTTTTACGCCTAACAGTTTCCAAAAAGGCATATAAAAAAAGGGGTTATTTTCCCCTTTCTTCTATTGGTCGTTATATAATTCAGCCATTGCTAAAATTATCAAAAAAATAACGAATACTGTACGCATTAAAATACCACCTGTGTCCGCCATTGATATCTAGGTAAATTGTTTTCCTCGCAAAAATCCCTATACATTGCTTGGTACTTTTGACTACGTTCGATTGCTTTCTTCCTATCTTCCCCATTAAGCACTAATTCATCCGTTTTGGCATTCCTTATTTCTCTTTCTAGATAGCGTTGTCTTTGGGATAGGTTTCTTCTTCTATCGACCTGTACCATATCATAAGGCTTTGGCATATACATACCACGCTCATACCTTACTAGCCTATGTTGACAGTTATAGGAAAGGAATCCGTTTTCGCATGCAGTCTTTAGGCTGTAGTAAGGCTTTCCGTCCACATACCCAATAGGCTTAACTAAAGGTCTTACTACGCTTGCTCCTTTGTACTCGGTCATTTCTCTTGCTTCTACGTCGAAATCAATAAGGAACAATTTATTCTGCCACCATGAGCAACGTTCACTTGCGTTTGCGTGTTGCGTGCTAAGGGCAAAACCACCCTTACCGATTCGGCTTAAATCCTCTTGGATAAGTTGGTAGCGTGTGTTTAGCTCAGCTCTTAACCGTATGGAAGCACCATTCTCTTCCAAATTGCCACTCGCTATTTCTTCTTGGATTCTAGCCATTTCTTTTTGGATTGCTTCTGGGTAGTTGATATAGTACCCTTCACTCGCTTCCTCGTACTCGGTTAGGAAATCTCTGATATTCGTTACTTCAAGCCTTCCCACTTTGCTTCCAGTAACCATAAAGCCTATATCATCTCGAAATTCCGTTGTAGCGAATCCGAACTGCTTATTAAGAACAGGATAGTATTCTTCTGGGTTAGGTCTATCCGTACCCTTAATGACTAGTGCTTGCAGTTTAACCTCGACATATTGGTTGTTTTCCTTCGATACAGCAAGTTTACGATATAAGCCAACGATTATCTCATACTGCTTCAAAAAACGCATTTTTAAGGCTAATATCGTGCTTTCCTCGATTTCCCTAGACGCATCTATTGCCCTAAACTCTTTTCTTACCCTTTCTATCAAGCCATCCATTAAGGCTTTGGCTTCAACTCGATTCACGCTAGGATATAGCATTATTGCGTTTAGTATTCTCTTTAGGTCTAGGTTTGCGTTCTCTATGATTAAAACGGTCTTTCTTCCTTTTTCTTCGGTAGTCATACGAACCACCTACCTTTAGAACTGCTCGTATGCTTGGGTTGCAATAGGGTTAGCTTTACGTTCTTCTTCTATGTCATTTAGCAATTCTTCTATCTCAGTTTCGTTTAAGTCTGGGTTTGTTCTTTTTACTGCTTCCTTCCTAGAAATTAAACCTGCATTGAATAGGTTTGTTACTAGGCTTGCGTTCTTAATAGGATTCATAATGGAAGCCATACTCCAACGAATCCCTACAGGTGTTTCAATCTTGTATAGTCTTGCAACACATTCAAGCATTCTATTGATTTCGTATTCATTGATTTCCCTAAACTCTTGAACGGTGTTTGCGGTAATGTCAGTCATAGCGTTAATTTCATCATCCGTACGTTGTCCTGTTTGAAGTAATCTCGGATCGTAGTCTAATACGCTAATCCCAACTAACGCACACAATCTAGCAATATCCGCACTTACCGATATTTCCCATTCGCTCGAACGTATTTCGAATTGTATGTTTTGAGGCTTGTTATCTTCCATTGATTTTGTTGGATATTTCGTTAGCAACGGATTCTTATAGGTTTGTACATCACGCCATAAGGCAGAATTTGCTACATTCTCGGTTGACCTTCTACCCATTAAGCCATAGGATTCCTTTTGAAACTCTGGCACTAGAACTTGTCCCCTACCGATTTCTTTCTCTACCTCTTTGGCAGTCATTCCAGACTCTAGCATACAAATATTGTCTAAAGCGTTGTTGAACATTGTTTCTGGTATATCGTAGTCTGGATACTTTAGATTGACTAATCCTTCAACCATAGTATACACACCTAAATCCGTAAAGCCATTCAATATCTTTGCTTTATTAAATGTGATATCCTTAAACTCTTCCTTTATATTTTCTGGTACCTCTTCTAGTTTGGTTAGGGTTTCTCTTTTCTTATCGTACCTGCCTACTACGAACTTAATAAAAGGCACTTCTACCCCTTCATGTTTACCGTAGAATCTATGCTCGATAACGTAATGCTCGTAATCTGTTGTTACTCCCCTTTTGCATAGGAACATTTTGGCACTTATAATCTTTCCACTAGAATTTTTCTCGATTCTATGCCTATACAAACTAAAACAGTTAATAAAGGGTTTCTCTTCTTCATCTGCATACACTACCATTAAGCATCTACCTGTTGAACTTGTTAGCGTTCCTGCTCTTTTAAGTACGTTTGATAGGTACTGGGTAGGTAGTTTCTCTTCTAGGTTGATTTCATTATTCTTGCATTGATAGAACACCTTATCGAAGGTCTTGCTCACTTTGATTCTAAGCAATCTCGGAGCTATACCACTAGCAACGTTGCTTTGGTTGAATCTATGCCAGCCTCTAGCGAATGCACTTGCTACTATATTGTTCCTTACTGCTTCTTGTTCCCTACCCTCGAATAGGTTTATGTAAGTATCATCAGCTTCATACGTTTGCCTTTCTTGTAGTTGCATGAAGGCTCGCATGCTCTGCCCTAGATATTGATTTTCGCTTGAATAGTCTAAATTTGCCATTTTCTCTTACCTCCACGCTACTAAAAATAAAAGGATTCATACTTGAAAGCATCTATACAATGGTCGTTACCATCTTCTGGCTTTCCTGTCCTCGAATCCCATATCTTGTTTTGTAATTCCATTATCAAAGGGTCATAATCCCCTATTACCTCTTTTGGCTCGATTGGATTGTGGTAGCCATCATTTACCATAAACCATAAGCCTTCCGTTCCCATTATTGATTTGATGCGTTGTGTATCTCGCATTATGTCTTTGCTTTCAACCTTAAACGCATCATACTTTGTTGTTAGTGTGATTTCATATAACAAGTCTTGGGTAAGTGCAGCACTATCCCCTGTCATTGTTATGATTCCTAAATCTAAGCATCCATATATCGTAAGCCAATAGTCAAGCCAACATTCAATGAAGCCTGCCACAATGCTATTCGTATTCTCGCCTAGTTTAGGCACTTTCTCGAATGAAGGTATTTGAATGAGCTTACCGTATGCAGTCCTTATCGTTGTTGTTACTGCGGTTGCGTCCTTATCTGGAGCGATACCACTATCTATGCCAACGAACACACGATACACTCCTTCACGCTTGATTATCTCTAGTGATTCTTCTAGTGTGATAATCTTCTTTGCGGTTAGCTCTGGATATACCTGCCCTTCGCTCTTTCCCCTTATGCCTAGTATTTTACTTTTGTACTGGCTCGTGCTTGGGTCAATGCTCTTACGTTTCTTTTCCTTTTCTTCTTCGGTCATTGCTGCATTGTCATCCATAGTGAAGTACCAATGTATCTTTCCTTCCTCTTGTGGTACACTGCATAGCTGCCTATACAACTCTTCTGGATAACGTTCTTTGTATTGTTCTAGTGGTCTAGACTTGTTAATGAATTCCCTATAAAGTGGTAGGTCTGGGTTGTCTGGATTAAGTGTTAGCATCCAATACTTCTTACGCATTGCCAACTCACGCAAGAAATCAATGTCCGCTATGTTTGCTTCATCCACTGCAACCACTCCATATTGATTACCTAGTATGTCCTTCCACTTGGTCCTATCCCCATAACCTGCACACAGGATTATTTTGTTATCAGCTTCCGTTCTACCATACACAACTAAATGACTCATACGGATTCCACCACGACCATTTGGATAATACTCTACTCGATAATGGAATTGCTTGGCTATATCCTCGATTCCGTTTTCCTTCTTAA